TTACTAACAGGCTAAAGCCTGAGCTTTCGCTTCCTTGCTGAGCACCCTTTGAGAGGTCGTACAGCACCCTGCTTCCTTCTGTAAGGCCGCTAAGCGCATCGTCAAGGATAGCCTTGAAGGTGACGTTATTCACAGTGCCCTTCAATTGGTCGAAGTTCCTGACAGTTGCATTCTTGTAGTTGTAATACTGCAATGTGGAAAGACCGTCAATGCAGTTGATGGAGAATTCATCTGCAACGTTACAATAGGGTTGGTTGAAGGTTGAAGGCTCGATGAATCCGTTGAAGACACACTGATTGCCCCTATATATCGTAACACGGACATCCCTTGGCTCTGTTGCAAAGAGATAGTTACCGATATAGTCTTCAGTTACCAAGTTGATGGTTGCAGACTTCTTTATCACGTGTTCAAACGTGTCACTTACATCCTGTTCAACGGTGACAGGGTCTGCTCCGAAGAACAGACCGTTTTCACCTATTATCTTTTCCTGAGTGTTGTTACCATCTGTGATGTGCACAGAATAGCGAACACCGTATAAGTTATCGAATTCACCGTGTATATACATTGTATTTACCTAAGTTTTGTAACATTTGTTGTCTTTGACTTGATTGAGGTGTAGTTTTTAAGTGTTCCGTAAAGGTCTTGACCGTGAATCTTGAAGACCACATTACCATCAACAGATCCACCACTTACACCACCGTCAATAAGGTCAAACAGATTCTTTTGCTGACTGCCATTGAGAATCATCTCACCTGAGTTGACCCTTGCAAGAAGCCTGTCACCTGCGAAAGCTGAACCACCGACAACACCACCGTTAGCAAATGCTGCCAACAGCTTTGTGCTTGCTGCTGTTGCAGACATCGTTCCTAACATTTGTGCAATAAAGCCATCTGCAATGCCTACGCCTGCAAATGGTATTGAGGCGTGAGCTGCAAAGATTTCTGCTGCTGCAAGGTCAAGAAGTGCACCCTCTTGTGCCTTAGCTGCTGCTGCCGCTGCTGTTGATGTGCCGATGCTTGCTGTGTCAGACGCTGCCTTCTCTGTTGTTGCCGCTGCTTCTGCCTGAGTTGCTGCTGTTTTCTTAGCAGCTGCTTCAAGTGCAGTTGTGCCGAATATTTCCTGTAACGTGTTTACGGTTTCCATTACAGTTGTAAAGGCATTGATTATTGACATTGTGGTCTGCAAGCCACCCATGAAAAGCTTCCATGCATTAGCATTATCATCCATTGCTGTGGTAAGTGATTCAAAACTTGTAACCATGCTGTCAATGCTGTCAAAGCCCTCAAAAAATGCTCCCCATGAATCACGCATTTTATAGGCTTCCTTCTCAAAGTTTGTCTCAATGTGAACCTGTATTGGTTCAAGGCCGAATTCTGCAAGTTCTTTATTTATCTTTTTAATTTCCCGCCTTACACTCTTTGCAGAAAATAATCCACGTGAGTGAATGTCAAGCATGTTTGAAACAGACTGTTGTGCTTGAACGTGCATTTCACGCATTCTCTCAATTCCTATACCTCTAAATGGCTCAGCAGTAAGTGGTGATAAAGATGTCATGTGTTTAAGCTGATTCTCAAGAAGACCCTTGTCAGTCAAGAGTTTAACTCTCACCTCAGCACTAAGGTTCTCAGTATCAAGACGCTTTTGAAGTGCGCTTATCTGAGCTTCAAGGTCTGCCTTTGAACCAATCTCATATTTACCTGTAAGATGACTGAGAATTCTTTCAAGATAATCTTTGTCAGCTAAAGTTGCACCACTAATATCTGCTTCAAGTGATTTCATGCGATCTTCAGATAGTATTTTCTTTAGCTGCTGAATATCAAGCTCATTGATTTTTGCAGCAATCTTTGCAGCAAGTACACCATACGAATCCTTACCGTATTTAACTTCAGCCTCTTTGATTTCAAGATTTGTCTTTTCAGCTTCCAAATGAAGGCTTGCTGCGTGTGCCTCCATTGTCTTGCCGTTGTTCAAGTATAATTCACGAAGCTTTGACAGGTTAGCCACATTCTGCTGAATCTTTCTATAGTCGTTGCTACCAAGGTTAATACCCATTTGCAATGACATTGCAGTCATGTCATCTAATATTCCCTTCTGCTTCTCAAGTTCCTCTGTTACCTCCCTGAACTCATCTTTGTTTGTGAGGTCTGTTCTTTGAAGTTTATCCTGTAGTTCAGAGACAAGCATGTTTTGATACCTGAGTGATCCGGCGTCAGCATCAAGCAACCTCTTCCACTCGTTAAGCTCTGCGGTAAGTTCCTTATACTTTTTGGAAGATGGACTAAGTTTCTTCAGACGTTCCTCAAGGTTCTTGATGTTACCCTCAATCTCTTCAGTGAGTGTTGCATGTTCCTTATAGGCAGGTGTCTGTTTATTGACTTCAGATGTTATCTTACCATGAATCCTTGCACTGACGTTACCGATCTCGGTTTCCCTCTCCATTGACTGAAGCTCAAGGTCACGTGCTGCCTGACGCTCTGCCTGTATCTGTTCGATTTCAGCACCGTTGGTTTCCATCATGTTGCTGAAGTTCTCAAAGATCTTCGCCTGTTTAGCCACACCGTTAACAATATCAACAGCCGCAGTGCTTGTATTACCTTTTCTCTTTTTGTAGTTGTCAAGGTATTGTTGAACTTTATCTTGGTTTTTGAGCATCCACTCAATATCCTTTGATCTGACATTCCCAAGGCCGTTCTCAGCCAACATGTTCTTAAACCTCCTGTTTGCCAAGTTAGCTGTATATTGTGCCTGTTTCTTAAGCTCTGCCGTCTGCTCCTTCAATATCCTCTTTGCCTTTTCAAGTGCCTTCAGTCTTTCCTGTTCAGACTTTGACCTGTCACGTGCAATAAGCATCTGTTTCCTATACTCAAAGTCAAGGTCTCCCATCGTGAAGGCTTGGTAGTTCTTCAGTGTCTGAAGGTCATCCTCGGCATCGTACAGTTCACGTGCCGTGCTGATTGCATTCTTCATGTCATCGATGAAGTTACTGAAGTCAGCCCTTGCTAAAGAATTGAGGAACGTGTCCATTGCAGATGACATTGATTCAGTGGTTCTACCGAATTCATCACCTATTGTGTCATTACGCTCTATCACCTGATGGAAACCCTCAGCAGCAAGTGATGCTGCACCGAAGGCTGTTCCCAATTTGCCAACAGACCCAATAAGGTTCATCACACCGCCATCAAGACCCATCTTACCACCGATGCCTTGAAGCATGTTAGCAATTCCGCCACCTTTATTACCGAAACCGCCACCAAAGGATTTTGTCTTATTGTTGAGACGGTCAATCTTACGCATTACCTGATCGATATTGCGGTCAAAGTTATTGGTAACAAGTAAAAGTTCTTCTCTTAATTCACTCTTTGCCATTAGATTATTCCTTTTCTACTTAATTCTTGTTCTCTCTCAAGTGCTTGCTTCCTAACCGTTTCAACAAAGTCCTTCGTAAGGTCAATGCTCTTCACCTTGTGTGGCTTCTTTCCCTTGACTTCCTCTTCCCAAGGGAACACCATTATATCCTTAGGCTTCAGTCGCTTTCGTGAGTTGACCTGTGCCACTGTATAAGCAATCATCCTTGTCTGTTCCCACGAATCCCTATACCTAAGGTGCAATCCCTCTGTAATAACCTGAAGCTCGTAGGGCTTCATCTTATCCATGAAATACTCAGGCGAGCACACGCCGAACTGAACAACCACAAGCTTATACAGCTCTGTATAGCTTATTGGTTTTCCGTCTTCTTCCTCGTCACTTTTTTTTTACTGAACTTGGCATCCTGTGCGTCCTGCTGTGCCATCCACTCAGAGAATTCCCTGATGATTGATGGGTTGTTGTCGATATAGTCGATAAACTCATCGAAGCTCAGCTCTACATTGTCATCACTTGAGATGATAACACAATAGAGGTAAAGGATTATATCTGTGATTGTTGTGGGGTTGAATATTTCACCCTTAGCCTTCTCGTAGGCTATAAGTGAACGGAAACTCTTCTTGAGAGTAATCTTCTTGTCATTAACTATAATATCCATTGCTTAATTGATTTTTTACTTACCTATAAATAGTTCAATGAGGACAAAATAAAAGGTCAGCGACATTAGCCACTGACCTGTATTTTCCAATTAATCCACAACCATTAGGGTTTAGGAGTTGACTTTGCCAAAACACCACGACCCTCAAATGTAACACTGTAGGTTGCAACCTCACCGTTGTTAGCTGAAAGGCTCAACGATGTGATAACACACTTACCGTGATAAAGGTCATTACTTGGTGTCCAACCACCTGTGGGTACAACGTGACCTTCCGCATCCGGATCAGTCTTGTCATCAAAGTTAGCAACAGTTGAGAACACAACATCAAGCGTGTCCTTAGCAATAAAGTGATCCATCAGCTTCTGATAGTCACCAAGAACAAACAAGTTGTCAGAAGATATTGACCAACTGATACGGCCGGGGATAGAAGCAGCGAAACCTGCTGTGTCCTTACAGCTTACATCGATTGAATCAGAGCTAACCTCAACTGAACAAGAGGTTGCACAGGCCAAAGTCTTACCTGAAATGAATACTTGGATGTTTTCACCGAGAAGATTTGCCATCTTAATACGTATTAATTTAGTTATTATTTTTCCATTATCTTGCATTGGAAGGTAAGGCTCTGCACAAAGGCATCGTCCATGTATTCCTCAGTAACACTCTCAAGTGTGATGCTGCGGAAATAACTATCACGCCTGCCCTCAAGCAGCTGTCTTATCCTCTCTGCAATTTCCACTGTCTGAAAGTAATTTGTAGCTGCAACAGCAACCTGCAATTCAGCCACATCGTAAGCATGTATATCCTTTGTGTATTCACCCCTAACATCGTTCTTGGTGAATATCACGAACGGATAGTTAACAGTATCTTCAGCAACGATAGGATATATCTGCTTATTAGTCATTGCAGACAACCTTTCATCATTGATGAGAATATCGTAGATAAACTTGTTTATCGATATTGCTGATGCTGTTGAATTATTTACAGTTGTCATTACTTTCTACCGTGTTTTTCTTTTATTTTATTTATTGCCGCCATCACGTTCTTCTCAAGGGAATTCTGTGCCTCAGTCTTTGTTGAGTTTACGGCATCCTGAAAGAACTTACGGGGGCCGATTGAACCTGTACTGTGTGCCTTCCTACCAAACCTTCCCTTTGTCCTACGCTCACCATTTGCGTTGTGGATCATCGTAAGGATCGGATTGCTCTTACGTGGCTCTGATTGCTTACGTATTGCAACGTTACCTACCTTACCTGACTTCGCCACCCTG